TCAGCCGATCCTCCAGGTCGCGCCGTCGCAATAGACCGGGACGGCGTTGGCGCCGCTGCCCGCGGCTGCCGAGGCGAAGGTGGTCGCCGTGGCGTCGGTGACGAAGCGGCGCGCCCCGGCCAGGCCGGCGCTGGCCGGCGGCAGGCTGGCCACGGTCAGGGTCGCCGCCGGGGCGACCAGCCCGTTCAGCGCGGCCTGCAGCTGCAGCACCAGCCGCGCGCGCCAGGGCGGGATGCCGGCCTCCTTGACCAAGGTCACCATGATGGGGTCACCATGCCGGGACCAGCCTTCCGGTCGCCAGGCTGGTGTTGGAATAGCCCTTCACCTTGGCGTAGGCCTCGGCCCGGTCCTGGGCGGCCGCGGCCGCCGCGTCGGGGGCCCTGAATACGTTGCGGTACAGCAGCTCCTTGGCCCGGGCGCAGATCAGCCACTGGGCCTCGTTGGTCCAGGCGTTGGAGACGGTAACGTCCGGGTTCGGAAGACTGATCGGCGGCGCGACCTTGCTGATGGTCAGCCACACCGACGGATAGGAAACCAGCGGCGTCGGCCACAGCCGCGCCTGGCCGGCATAGACGGCGTACTCCATCGGCTGGCCGGTCAGCGGCACGGCGTAGAGCGACTCAATGTGCTCCATCGAGCGGCGGAAGATCTCGAACGCGATGGTCCCGACCAGCAGATAGAGCCGGTCGATGGCCAGCGCGCCCGAGGGAAGCGGTACATACTGCTGCCCCGCCGGCAGGGTGCCGGTGACGCGCAGCTCGTTGAACCAGAACCGCTCGTCCTGGTACTCAGCGATCGCGTCGGCGATCGACTGTTGCATCTGGCTTAGGAGCACGTCCCCGAGATCGTCCCGGTTTGTCTCCGTCATGATGCGGGTCTGCAGATCGGCCAGGGTCGACATGGGGCGCCTCTTTTCGCCGTTGAGTCTCGGTGCGGGCAGCCTCGGTGCGGGCCGCGACGATGCTGCGGCGGCGCATCAGCCCAGCGGCGGGTGATAGGTGACGACCACGCTGGCCTGGCCGGCGGTGGCCGCCGTGCCGGTCTGGCCGGTCGACAGCCAGAGCGGCGTGCCGGTCTTGGCGGTGGCGGCCTTGGCCGTGGCCGAGGCGGCGATCGGCGCCGCGGTGGAGACCAGCGCCTCCGTCCCCAGCGCCGCGGCCGACACCAGGTCAGTCCCGGTGGCGGTGAAGCCCACCGAGACGGTGTTGGTCGTGCCGTTGTTGAAGGCGACGTCGACATAGGCGTCGACGGCCTTGATCACCGCCCCCGCCGGCAGCGCGCCGATCGGCACGCCGGCGTTCAGGGCCGCGGCCGCCAGGGCGGCGGTGGTGGCGGCCGTACCGTTGGGGTTGGCGTTCACGGTGTTGAAGGTGAAGTCGTAGCGGATCGCGTGGGTGACCTGCAGGTCGTTCTGGCGCGGGGCGACGGTCATGGTTTTCTGCTCCTCTAAGCCGTGTAGGACGCCAGCACGATCGTGCCGTAGTCCGCTGAATTGTATTGGGATTTCTTCAGGCCGTAGATGCAGGCGGCGGCCACGCCGAGCTGGTTTCCGTAGTCGAACAGCTCCTCGGTCCAGTCCATGGCGTCCATCGACTGGCCCTGGCCGAAGCCGATCACCGCCGCCTGGGCGCCCAAGAGGACGCCGCGGCGGGTGTTGGAGACCGCCACATTGCTGGTGGAGTTGACGCCTGCCGGGATGCGGGTGGACTCGTGCAGGACGACGCCGTTGTAGACGCCCAGCGCCCCGGTGAAGATCGGGTTGTTCTTCGAGCCGTCGCCGGTGGTGGCGGCCTTCTGGATGTCCAGCCACTGGCCGGCGGCGGTGTTGGTGCGCAGCTGCGTGACCTGGTTGGTGTGCAGCACCGCCACGTACATGGCCTCGCCGTCCACCATCACCGGCCGGATCACCGGGCTCGCCAGCTTGGCCAGGGCCACGGCGTTGTCGATGAAGCTGAGGTTGAACTCGTCGCCGGTGGTCAGGTTCTGGTCCAGCACGTGGCCGTTCGGCGCGTACTTGTGGCCGGAGTCCGGCGCGATCGGCGCGTTCAGCCCGGTATAGGCGATGGAGGTCTGGCGGTGTTGCCGGCCACCTGGTTGAAGAAGCCGTAGTCGAAGCGGCTGGCGAACCAGTCGGAGAGGCCGGTCTGCGCCTCCTCGCGCACCGACCAGGGGATGCGCTGGTCGCTCATCTTGCCGCCGGAGCGCACCGCGTTCCTCTGCTGGTTGATGAGCAGCTTGTCGGTATAGGTGATCAGGGCCTCTTCGTTGCCCTCCAGCGTCGCGTCGCCGATCACCCCGTCGCTCTGCAGCTGCATGCGCAGGGTGGTGGTGACGGTGTCGCCGGCCGACTTGCCGGTGTCCGGCAGGATCTGCAGGATCGAGTCCGAGGTCTCGCCGATGAACTTGCCGACCCAGGTCGCCTTCAAGGCTTCCTCGAACAGGGTCTTCCGCCAGAGCTTGACGGCTTCGGGTGCGTTTACGCCATAGGAGGTCTGGGCCATGCTGATCTCGTTTCTGGTTGGATGGAGCATCCCCTTCCGCGGAGATCGTCAGTCAGCGTACCAAGCCCGCTGCGGCTGATGGTCCGTATGCGTTCGGACCGGGCTCCGGAACCGGCGCCCACAGGCCAGGCTG